ACGGAGCAGTTGTTGGCCCTGTTACAGTTTCAGGTACAGTGACTATACCATCAGGGAGTACATTCGTAATTTTATAATGAGCACATTAGAGACAAATTTAATACAACCAAGCACAGGTACAACTTTAACAGTTGGTGCTTCAGGAGATACAGTAACAGCTCCATCAGGTGTAACTGTTGCAGGAGCAATTTCTAACACACCAATGTTTTACGCATATAATGGAATTGGACAATCTGTGTCTAGCGCAACATGGACAACAATTGCAAATAGTAATGTTGTAAAAAACTCAGGCTCTAATTATAATAATTCAACTTATGCATTTACGGCTCCTAATGATGGCTCTTATCATTTTGATATGGCAATGAATAACGGGGGAAACTCTACAAGTGGAGGATATATTTATATAAGATTTCTTGTAAACGGATCAACTCCATATTATTTAGCTGGAATGCGTGTAAGTAGTAGTGTAATTCAATTAGATTCACAACTAAGTGGTAGTCTCGATTTAGATTTAAATGCAAATGATACAGTGGTCGCACAAGGATATGTAGAATCTTCTTCTCCAGGTTTTACCGATCAAAGAGCATATTTTTGTGGACATAAATTAATAGGAGCATAATGGCAAACGGAACATTAAAAGTATCGAATATACAAACGAGCAGTGGATCAGGGACTATTACACTTGGTCAATCTGGGGAGACGATTGCTTTAGGTGCAACGACTAATAATTTATTAACTCCTTATTTTCAAATAAATTTAAATGCTAATCAAACTATTTCTGATGCAACACACACTGTTATTCAATTTGATACTGTTGATTATGATACAGGTAGTTATTGGGATTCATCTAATTATAGATGGAAACCATTAATCGCAGGAAAATATTTAATATATTATGGAATAAACGTACAACATGCAAGCACAACTAATTTATCAAGAAACATAGTAAGATTTCAAAAAAATGGATCTAGGATTGATAGTAGATTTAGTGATTTAATGACAACATCTGTTCAACGAATTTCGACACATTCAGAAGTATTAATAACAGATATGAATGGAAGCACTGATTATCTTGATGTTACAGCTTATGGTGATACAAGTGATTCAACATCACCTTTAGTTGGTGCTAAATCAACCTTTGGAGCATATAGATTAGTATAATGAGCAGTATTTTAAAAGTAGACCAGCTTAAAGATTCAGGGGGGAATGCAATTATTACTTCTGATGGAAGTGGTAATTTAACAGCAGGAACAATACCGGCAAAAACTATTGGTACTGGTGCAATCATTCAAGTTGTTAATGATAGCGACACTACTAATACTGTTGTTTCAACCACTACTTATACTGATACAGGATTGAGTGCATCTATTACACCAAGTTCAACTTCTAGTAAAATTTTTATGATGATTACACAAGATTTTCATTTAGAAAATACTACGAATACATCTTCTATCAATGCTGGTTTTAAAATATTAAGAGACAGCACAACTTTATATACTGGTGCAGATGATGGTAATTCTTTTGGTGTACGAATAAAAGGTAATGGTTCGTCTGAAAGAATTTTTAATTTTGTTTGGAATTACAGTTTTTTTGACACTCCGTCAAGCACCAGTTCTCTCGTGTACAAACTTCAATGTAGAACTTTTGATACAAACCATAGATTTAGATTGAACAATCAAATTAACGGAACATCTAAATCATTTATTACACTTATGGAGATAGCTGGATGATAATAGAAGCAATAAAAAAAATAAATCCTAATGCTGAAGTTGTTATAAGAGGAGGCGATATAGATACTTGCATAATAGAATGGTACAATGGAACAACGCCTATTTCAAAAGAAGATATAAAAGCAATGATGCCAATTGTTGAACAAGAATTAAAAGATGCAGAGACACAAAAAGAAACAGACGCATCAACAGGTAAACAAAAATTAAAAGATCTCGGACTTACAGATGCAGAGATTAAGGCATTGATAGGAGCATAGATGGCAATAACTAGAATAGGTGACCCAGCAATCGCAGATGTCAGAGGCGTTAATTTCAGGAATATAATAATTAATGGAGATCAATCTATTGCACAAAGAGGAACTTCAACATCTTCAATAACTTCAACAGGCTACCATACAGTTGATAGATTTCAGACTAATATTTCAAGCATGGGTACATGGACACAATCACAATCAACAACAGTACCTACTGGTCAAGGTTTTGCAAAATCCTTAAAAATGGATTGTACAACTGCGGATGCTTCACCTGCTGCTGGTGATCAAGTTGTTATTGAACAAAAAGTTGAGGGTCAAAATTTACAATATTTAAACTTTGGTAACTCATCTGCAAAAAGTTTAACTTTAAGTTTTTGGGTTAGAAGTAATAAAACAGGAACTTATTGTGCATCATTGTTTAACAACGACCAAAGTAAATGGTTTTCAAAACAATATACAATTTCATCTGCTGACACATGGGAGAAAAAAACTTTAACTTATGCTGGTGATACATCAAACGCTTTTAACAATGACAATGGTACAAGTTTAAGATGTAGATTTTGGTTAGGTGCTGGTTCAACTTATACATCTGGCACTATTACATCTACTTGGACAACAGAAAGTGGTAATGAAGGAAGTCTAGCAAGTGGACAAGTAAATTTAGCCGACAGCACAAGTAATGAATGGTATGTGACTGGAATTCAACTTGAGGCAGGCTCGCAAGCCAGCGACTTTGAGTTCTTGCCAACTGATGTGAATTTACAAAGATGTTTAAGATATTTTCAAGATATGGCTCCAAAGAAAAATGATTGTAGAATAGCCATAGGTGAAAATGTAAGTGGAACTAGATGTGATCCAGTTTTACAGTATGTAGAAAAAAGAGCAAATCCAAGTGTTACATTTACAGCCGCAAATACTTTTTCATTATATAACGCTAGTACTTCAAGAGATTGTACAAGTATGAGTGCAGATAATTTTAGTGAGATATGTGGTAACTTAAATGCAAATGTATCTTCAGGATTAACACCAACTGGCGGTGCATCTCAATTTATAACAAATGGAACAGGATCACAAATATTTGTGGACGCGGAGTTGTAATGATTGATAAAGTAGAAAAAAATTATGTTGATGGAGTTTTTAAAAACTTCAAACTAACAAGATCAGATGGTTCATTTTGGTATGTTCCAGAGGATGAAAGCAATAGACACTATCAAGAAATTCAAGAATGGGCCAAGATAGAAGGCAATAACATTATCGATCCAGGGGCGTAATAGATGCTCGGTTTTAATGCCATATCAGCTCTTCCAATATCGAGCACAATATTTGATCCCAATGTTACAGTTAATGTAACAGGTAATGCATTAACACTGGGTGTAGGAAGTTCTACTGTCTTATCAGGAGCTCTTGTATCACCTTCTGGTAGTCCATTAACACTTGGCTTTGGATCACTAACAATTAGTGGTGCAGCTAATGTTACTCCTACAGGAAGTCCATTAACTTTAGGAACTGGAACAGTAACAGTCACTGCTGCAGCTAATGTTAATGTTACAGGAAACCAATTGACCATTGGTACAGGAAGTGTTAGTATTACAGCTGCGGCTAATGTAAACCCGACTGGCGTGCCGATGACGTTAAATATCAAAGATCCAGGTATAATTACTTGGAATGATGTTGACCCAGGAGCATCGATGGTTTGGACACCAATAGACCCTTACTAGGAGAATTATGGCATCAAGTTTTTCAACTAACTCAAAACTAGAATTAATCACAACTGGTGAAAAAGCTGGTCTTTGGGGATCAATTACAAATACAAATCTACAAATTTTAGAACAATTATCTTCAGGATACTTATCTTCTTCACAATTAGGAAGTGGTGATCTTGCACTAGCATTAGATAGTGGTGCAACGTCAAATGGTAAAAATTTATATATCAAACTTACAGGCACACTAGGTGCAAATAGAAACGTAACCATACCAAGTGGTTCTGAAAGAATTATAATATTTGAAGATGCAACAACAAGAGGCACATCTTCTTTGTTTACAATTACAGTAAAAACAACATCTGGAACAGGTGTAGTATTGCCAATAGGGTCAACATCCTTAGTCTATTCTGATGGTACAAACGTAAGTCTTGGAATTAGAAACAAAGGTTATGTAACTTTAAACTCTTCAACAATTACAACGTATACAGCAGTAGACGGAGATCAGATACTTGCAAATACAACAGCTAACCCTATTACGGTAACTTTACCTGCATCACCTGCAGTTGGTTCAGAGGTCACGTTTATAGATGCAAGAGGAACTTTTAATTCTAACAATTTAATTGTAAATAGAAACAGTCAACCAATAAACACAGGTACATCAAACTTAACATTAACAACTAATGGTCAAGCTTTTACATTAGTGTATGTAGATGCAACAAGAGGCTGGGCATTTAAAACTAACACGGCATAAGGAGCACGGACCATGGCTCTAATCGAATACAATTTCCTACCTGGAATAGATAAACAAGATACGACAGCAGGTGCAGAAAACAGATGGATTGATTCTGATAATGTAAGATTTAGATACGGTTTACCTGAAAAAGTAGGCGGCTGGTCTTCTTTAGTATCAGATAAAATTGTAGGTGTAGTTAGAAAACAACACTCTTTTGTAGATTTAGACGGTAACCGGTACGTGGCTCTTGGAACAGATAAGTTTTTACTTTTATATTTTGAAGGACAACTTCATGACATTACACCTATAAAATCTACAATAGGTTCTGTTGCTATATCTTGTTTAGATGCAACTTTTGAAGTTAGTTTAACTTTTACATCAGACCATAATTTAGAATCTGGAGATATAATATTATTAGACAATGTAACTGTACCAACAGGAGTGGGTTTAACTAACGCTGCATTTGAAGATAAACTATTTCAAGTCACAAGGGTTACATCATCAAAGATTGCAATTGTAACAGGGACACAACAAACATCAAGTTCAGGTTCAGGGGGATCTTGTAGTGTTATACCTTATGAGAAAGTTGGTCCTGCTGCACAATCTTATGGCTATGGTTTTGGTATTGGTAATTATGGTGGAACAGTATCGGGTGTTACTACAACAACTTTGAACGGAGCTTTACTTGCTGACACTGCTGGTACAGGTGGATCTGGTACAGCAATAACTTTAACATCAACATCTGGTTTTCCAACTGCTGGAACAATTGCTGTTGGTAATGAATTAATTACATACACAGGTATTGCTGGTTCTGATTTAACAGGTATCACTAGAGGTGCAAATGGAACAGCAACTGCTGGGACATCAAATGGACAAGCACATAGTGATGGAAGCACTGTAACAAATGCTACAAACTTTTCTGGATTTGGTAGTGCTGTAAGTGCATCAACCGTAGTTCTAGAACCTGGTCTTTGGAGTCTTGATAATTTTGGTCAAGTGTTAATTGCAACAATTGCAAACGGTAAAACATTTACATGGAATGCAGGAGCTGCAACACCGTTAACTACAAGAGCATCAACAACAACATCTGGTTTTGCAACAGGAAGTAATCCAACTGCAACAAGAGTTACATTAGTATCACCAACCACGCGTCACTTAATTCACCTTGGAACAGAGACAACTATTGGTGATTCAACAACACAAGATGATATGTTTATAAGATTTTCTGATCAAGAGGATATAAATGATTATACGGCAACAGCTGTTAATACTGCGGGTGATTTTAGATTGCAAGATGGTACAAAAATTATTGGAGCCATAAAAGCAAAAGAAACAATTTTAATATTTACAGATAATGCATTGTATACAATGAAATTTGTTGGTGCACCTTTTACATTTAGCTTTGAACAAGTTGGCACTAACTGTGGTTTGATAGGTAAGAATGCAGTAATTGAAGTAGATGGTGCAGCGTTTTGGTTATCACCAAATGGTTTCTTTTTATTTGATGGTACAGTTAAATCACTACCATGTAGCGTAGAGGATTTTGTTTACGATAATTTTGATACAACAAAAGGACAGCAAGTTAATGCAGGTATTAATAATTTATTCACAGAAGTTATTTGGTACTATCCTTCATCTACTTCTAATTTTAATGATAAGTATGTTGTATTTAATTATGGAGAACGTATGAAAGGTGGTGTTTGGTATACAGGAACAGAGGCAAGAACAAGTTGGATGGATGCAACTATCTATCCTAGACCATACGCAACTAAATATGACAGCACGGACGCTGGAACTTTTCCTGAAGTAATAGGTGAAAGAGATTTAGGAGGCACCAAATATTTTGAACACGAGATTGGAACAGATCAAGTTAATGAAGATGGTACAACAACCACAGTTTCTTCTTTTATAAAATCTTATGATATAGACTTAGAACAAAGACAAAGAAATGCACAAGGCAGACCAGCAGGGCCAAAAGTAGCTGGTGAGGTATTTCTTGCAATGAGAAGATTTGTACCTGATTTTAAAACATTAGCAGGAAATGCTAAAGTTAGTTTAGCTATCAAAAGATATCCACAACAATCTGATAGCACAACCACATTGAGTCCTTTTACAATTGATTCAAACACAACAAAAAAAGACACAAGAGCAAGAGGTCGATTTGTAAATGTTAAAATAGAAAATGATTCTAACGGTGAAGAGTGGAGATTTGGAACTTTAAGACTTGATGTACAACCAGATGGTAGAAGATAATGGCTAAGATAAACGTAAGAATACCAGAACCAAAAGAAGAGTACGATGTGTCTAACCAAAAACAAATAAATAGAGCTTTAACATTGATAAAAGATCAATTAAATTCTACATTTTTAGATGAAGTAAAAAGGGAGCAAGAAAAATTTTCTTGGTTTGTAGGTGGCTAATATATATAAAAATGCAAAGGTAGATCTAACTACTACAGATAATACTACAATATACACAGCACCGTCTGATTCTAGAGCTATAATTAAAAGTATTCTAGTATCCGAGGACGCTGGATCAGGGACCACAATAACTTTTACTATAACAAACGCTGCATCTGCAGTATTTAACCTATTTAAAGACAAAGCAATAGCCTCAAAAGCAACAACTGAGCTGTTAACACATCCTTTAATTTTAGAAGAAAATGAGGTATTAAAGGCACAAGCAGCTGATGCAAATGAATTACACGTTATTGCATCAATATTGGAGATAAATAGAGATTAATATGTCGTTTGTAGAACAAGAAGCATCATATAGAATAGAAGTAATAGATGGTAAACAAGTTAAGATTATTACACCTAAGAGTGAAGTAACATTAACTAATATGAAAACAGGCAAAGAGTATAACTCAGACGCAGAGGCAATGCAAGATGTGCAAGATCCAAACACAGATACTGTAGCTGACGATATCAGAAGAGATGTCAAAGTAACGGTAGAAGCATTACCACTTGGAGGAGATACAAAATTATAATATAATAGTACGATGGCAATAACTAGAGCACAACAGGTAAAACAAATGTTAAGGGATGGTGGAGTTACAGAAGATATAGGTTTCAGTATAGCTAAACCATCTAAAAATGGTTTAAGACCAGGTTATAGAAGAGCTAATTACGATGCCTCTGGTGGTGGATTAAGAGATAGCTCTCCTGGAGGTAAAGGACCAGAAAGACAAGGTAGAGATAGAGATTTTCAACAAAGAGGAGAAAGTAAAAGAGATTATCAAAAAACAAGTAAACAATATAGAGATAGAGGGACGCAACAGGTTTATGGAGCACCACAAAAAATCGCTGACGCTGCTGCAGCAGAATTTAAAAAAAATTTAAAAATAAAAGAACAACAAGAAAAAGAGCGAAAACAAAGAATTTTAGAGGAACAAAGAAGAAAGCAACAAGAACAACTTGGTATTTTAGGAAGAAGCACTACCACAAGATTTGGTAATCCTAATATAACAGGTAAATTTCTTGGAGAAGATACTAGTAGATTTGATAAGATTGAAACTTTAAAAAGTTTGGGCGCTATAGAAGAAGATGATGAGGATGATGCAGCAACTGCAAAAGCAATTGGAGAACAAAGCGCTATTGAAAAATTTTTAGGTAAGATACCCTCTACTACTAATATATTAAAAAATATATTACCAAAAGATCCATTTGGTAATATTATAGGAGAAATAACAGATGATCCAGAATTATTAGAAAAAGTTAATAAGAGACTTGGCATTGATCTTACAGAAGATGCAGGGAAAAAAAAATATTCACAGTTAAGAACTCAAGGAGTTATTGGTGCATATGGTAGACCCATGGGTGGTTTTAGAGAAGGTCCAGTTCCAGGTTCATTTACATCAATAGGTGGTGAGGGACCAGACAATCAAATTATACCTCAAGTAGTTCCTACAACTACAGCACCTACAACAACCGCAACTACATCAGAAGATGAAGATATAGATGACATAAACAGAGGATTAGCTGCAAGATTCGGTGGTTCCTTATTTGATTTTGATTTTGATAATTTAAGAGCAAATGCTATGGACG